CGAACACGGGCAACCGCTCGGCGGCCACGAACACGGGCAACTACTCGGCGGCCACGAACACGGGCTACCAGTCGGCGGCCACGAACACGGGCTACCAGTCGGGTGCTGATGTTAAAGGCACCGAATCCGTAGCCGCCTCGCTGGGTATTCAAGGCCGTGCCCGCGCTGCGGCCGGCAACGCCATCGTCCTTTGCTACCGCGACGAGAACGACGGCCGCCTGATCCACATCCGCGCCAGCAAAGTGGGCGACAACGGCATCAAGCCGGACACCTGGTACGCCCTCGACGCCACTGGCGAATTTGTTGAAGTTGAAATCGAAAACGAGGTGGCCGAATGAGCGAGCACGCCAAACTCTCCCCATCCAGCGCACACCGCTGGCTGCAATGTCCCGGCAGTGTAGCCCTTGAGGCAACGTGCCCGGACGATTCCAGCGACTTCGCCGACGAGGGCACCGCTGCGCACGAACTGGCCGCTATGGCATTGGCGAACGGCAACGATGCCGCCGCCTACCTGGGCCGCGTCATCCAGGTGAATGGCAAGGGCTGGGAAGTCACCGACGACATGGCCGGCCACGTGCAGAAATACCTCGACTACGTGCGCAGTATCGACGGCGAACTCATGGTCGAGCAGCGCTTGAGCATCGAGGCCATTACCGGCGAAGCCGGCGCCAAGGGCACCTCCGACGCCGTGATCCTGGCCGGCAACGAACTGGTCATTGTCGATTTGAAGTATGGCCGGGGCGTCAAGGTTGATTCCGAGAACAACGAGCAGTTGCAGATTTACGCCCTGGCCGCGCTCAACGAGTTCGAATTCCTCGGCGACTTCCATACCGCGCGCGTCGTCATCGTGCAGCCCCGCCTAGACCATATCAGCGAGTGGGTGCGCAACGTGCCGGACCTGCGCACGCTGTTCGCCGAGCACGTCAAGCGCGGCGCCGAGCGCTGCTTCTCGGCCATGCAGTACCACGGCAACTACAAGGAACTGCACGAGAAGTACATCAACCCCGGCAACGATCAATGCCGATTCTGCAAGGCCAAGGCGATCTGCCCGACGCTGACCGAGCACGTGCTCTCCACCGTGGCCGACGATTTCGTCGATACCACCGAGCCGGTGGCCCCGCAGATCGAGCACGCCGCCGAGCGCACCTTCGGCAACGCCATCCTCGGCAACCTGCTGGGCGCGGTTGATCTGATCGAAGCATGGTGCAAGGCCATCCGTGCGAAGGCCGAGAGCGAACTACTGGCCGGTCGCCCGGTGCCCGGCTTCAAGTTGGTGGAAGGCCGGCGCGGCGCCCGCCGCTGGGCCGACGACAAGGAAGTCGAAGCAACCATGAAGTCCATGCGCATGAAGCTGGAAGAAATGTACGACTTCTCGCTGATTTCGCCGACCACCGCCGAGAAGCTGCACAAGGCCGGGACCATCGGCCCGCGCCAGTGGCCGAAGTTGCAGGGCCTCATTACGCAAAGCGAAGGCAAGCCCAGCGTGGCGCCCGATTCCGACAAGCGCCCGGCCCTCGTCATCCAGGCCACCGCCGACGAATTCGCCGACGTGTCCGAAAGCGTGGAGGACTTGGTGTGAAGAACCTACCGCCTGCCAACGTGCTGCCCCGCGACGCCGCAAAGCTGCTGCAACAGGCGGCACAAACCCCCATCACGCGGGCCGACCCGCTCGCGCGTGTGAAAGCGATCGAGAAAGCCATCGAGCGGGTCAAGCGTGAGTACCCCCAATTTTTCCAGACCAAGGAGCTTTAACCATGAAACTGAAACTCAACAACGTGCGCCTCTCCTTCCCCGTGCTCTTCGAGGCCAAGACCGTGAATGGCGAAGGCAAGCCGGCCTTTTCCGCTTCCTTCCTGATGGACCCGGCCGACCCCCAGGTCAAGGCCCTGAATCAGGCCATCGAGCAAGTCGCCAAGGACAAGTGGGGTGCCAAGGCCGACGCCATCCTCAAGCAGATGCGCGCCCAGGACAAGGTGGCCCTGCACGACGGCGACCTCAAGTCCAACTATGACGGCTTCCCCGGCAACCTGTACGTGTCCGCACGCAGCACCACCCGGCCGCTGGTCATCGACAAGGACAAGAGCCCGCTCACCGAGCAGGACGGCAAGCCCTACTCCGGCTGCTATGTGAACGCCAGCGTCGAACTGTGGGCGCAGGACAACAACTACGGCAAGCGCATCAACGCCAGCCTGCGCGGTGTTCAGTTCTTTAAGGACGGCGACGCCTTCGCGGGTGGCGGTGCAGCGAGCGAGGACGAGTTCGACGACATCGCCGAAGGCGCCACCGCCGACGACCTCGTTTAACCACCCAAGCCCCGGCCTTCGGGCCGGGCGCTTTGGTGGGGCGGCGCGCAGCCTGGGGATTGCCAAGGGCCTCTCCCCAGCCGTACAGACGGCACCGCACAAGCCCGCCGCCTCACCAAAGCGAACACGGAGAACCGCAAGTGGAAACCTGGAAGGACATCCCCGGCTATGAAGGCCGCTACCAAGTCAGCGACGAAGGGCGCGTGCGCTCGCTCGACCGGCCTGTTCGCGTCGTGTGCCACGGCGTCGAAGCTGTGCGCATTGCCAAGGGTAAGCTGCTGCAACCCGGCCGCAACGGTTCCGGGCATGTGACGGTCGCACTTGGCAAGGGTAATTCCCGCCAAGTGCATCAACTCGTCCTTGAGGCTTTCGTCGGCCCGTGCCCGGCAGGTTGCGAGGTGCTGCACCTCAACCACCAGCACGCCGACAACCGCTTGGAAAACCTGCGCTACGGCACGCGCAGCGAGAACCTGCGCATGGATTACCAGGCCGGCCGCCGCACGGTTCCGCAGAACTTCATCGGCGCGAGGTGGCGGGCATGACCGTGCTTTGGTTGGATTTAGAAACCTACAGCGCGGTGCCCATCACCAACGGCACCCACGCCTACGCCGAAGGCGCGGAAATCATGCTTTTCGCCTACGCCATCGACGACGGCCCGGTGCAGGTATGGGACTGCACCGCCCGGCCCCTGATGCCCGACGACCTCGCCGACGCACTCGACGACCCGACCGTCATCCTCTACGCCCACAACTCGCACTTTGACCGCACGGTCCTTTGGCATTGCGGCTATCGCCTGCCGCGCGAGCGCTGGCGCGACACCATGGTCAAGGCCCTGGCCCATTCGCTGCCGGGCTCGCTGGGCGATCTGTGCGACATCCTCAAGATTCCCACCGACAAGGCCAAGGACAAGGCCGGCCGCCAGCTAATCATGCTGTTTTGCAAGCCGCGCCCGGCCACCAGCAAGGTGCGTCGCGCCACGCGCGAAACACACCCCGCCGAGTGGGCCAAGTTCGTGGAGTACGCCGGGCTCGACATCGAGGCCATGCGTGCCATCGACAAGAAGCTGCCGGCGTGGAACTACCAGGCCGGGGAACTGGCCTTGTGGCACCTCGACCAGGCAATCAACGACCGGGGCGTCATGGTCGACACCGACCTGGCACACGCCGCCATCCGCGCCGTGGAGCGCGCGCAGAAGGTACTCGCCCACCGCACCAACGAACTGACGGACGGCGCGGTGCAGGCGGCCACCCAGCGCGACGCCATGTTGCGCCACCTTGTCGCCGCCTATGGCATCGACCTACCGGACATGCAGCAAAGCACGCTGGAACGGCGCATTGCCGACCCCGACCTGCCGGCCGAGTTGCGCGAACTGCTCGCCATCCGGTTGCAGGCCAGCACCACCAGCACCAGCAAGTACAAGACCCTCGCCAAGGCGGTGAGCAGTGACGGCCGGCTGCGCGGCACGCTGCAATTCAACGGCGCCAGCCGCACCGGCCGCTGGGCCGGCCGCCTGTTCCAGCCGCAAAACCTGCCGCGCCCCGTGCTCAAGCAGGCCGCCATCGACCAGGGCATCGCGGCCCTGAAAGCGGATTGCGAGGATCTGCTCTTCGGCAACGTCATGGAACTGACCAGCAGCGCAATCCGGGGCTGCATCGTCGCACCCAAGGGCAAGAAGCTGGTGGTCGCCGACCTCTCCAACATCGAAGGCCGGGTGCTCGCCTTCCTGGCCGGCGAAGAGTGGAAGCTGCAGGCGTTTGCCGACTTCGACACGGTGCAGACCGAGGGCGGCGAATGGATTACCGGCACCGAACTGGTGGCGGCCTACCTTGAACGGCGCCCTGTACCGCTGGCGCTTGACGCCAAGGGCGAACCCATCCGCAAGGGGCACGACCTCTACAAGCTGGCCTATGCCAAGTCGTTCGGCATCCAGCCCGAGGCCGTGAGCAAGGACAACCGGCAAGTGGGCAAAGTGCAGGAACTCGCCCTCGGCTACGAAGGCGGGGTCGGTGCCTTCCTCACGTTCGCCGCCGCCTACAGCATCGACCTTGAAGCCATGGGCGAGCAGGCTATCGGTGCCATCCCCGACGCGATCCTGGGCGAGGCCACCAGGGCGCTGGAATGGACGAAGCAGCAGAAGCGCCCGACCTTCGGCCTGTCCGACCGCGCCTGGCTGGTGTGCGATTCCTTCAAGCGCTCGTGGCGCTATGCCCACCCGGCCATTTCCTCATTCTGGAAAGACCTCGAAGAAGCCGCGCGCATGGCCGTGATGCGCCCCGGCGTGACCTATGAATGCCGCATGTTGAAGCTGCGCCGCGACGGCGCCTGGCTGCGCATCCGCCTGCCGTCCGGCCGCTTCCTTTGCTACCCCAGCCCGCAACTCGACGACGCCGGCAAGCTGTCCTACATGGGTGTCAATCAGTACAGCCGCAAGTGGTCCCGCCTCAAGACCTACGGCGGAAAGCTGGCCGAGAACGTGACCCAGGCCGCAAGCCGTGACGTGCTCGCCGGAAACATGCCGGCCATCGAGGCGGCCGGCTACCAGATCGTCCTCTCGGTGCATGACGAAAACATCACCGAAGCCGAGGACCGCGACGAATTCAACGCCGACCACCTGGCCGGCTTGATGGCAACCACCCCCACCTGGGCCAAGGGCCTGCCGCTCGCTGCGGCCGGCTTTGAAGCCTATCGCTATCGGAAGGACTGACCTATGACCCTCTACCGCCTTTATCGCATGTACCGAGGCTTCGGCTACGGCCGCGCGCTCGCCCTCAAAACTGCATGGAGGCGCACCCGCCATGCGTGAGAGCACCATCGAGAACTACCTTGTCGAGCGCGTCAAGGCCATGGGCGGCGAAGTCCGCAAGGTGAAATGGATAGGCCGCCACGGTGCGCCCGACCGCCTCGCCATGCTGCCGGGGAAAACTTTGTGGGTTGAACTCAAGGCGCCCGGCGAGAAGGCCAAGCCGCACCAGGTACGTGAGCACGAGCGCATGCGCCGTATGGGCCAGCGCGTCGAGATTGTCGATTCCTGCGAGCGCGTCGACGAGGTGCTGGCATGAGCAAGTGGGACCGCCGCATGTTGGGCCTGGTGAATCTGGTCGCCACGTGGAGCAAAGACCCGAGCACGGGCGTGGGCGCCGTGATCGTGGATGCCAAGAACCGGGTTGTCTCGCTGGGCTACAACGGATTCCCGCGCGCCGTGTGCGATTCCGACGAGGCCCTGTTCGACCGCGACGAGAAGCTGCGCCGCCCTTCGGTTGTCTTTGGTGAGCAAGTTGCAAGCAAGGTCGAGCCAAGCGAGGCCGTCCTTGTTTGTGATGACGTGGAGGGAACGGGCTACGCCATCGCAGCGGTCGATATGTGCGCTGCGGGCGTCGGCGCGCCCCACGTCAGACAACGAATCTTCTTTGTCGCCGATGCCGACCCCGACTGCTTCGGATTGGAAACGCACGCCAATGAAAGCTCGGTATGCATTTCGCCCGTGGTACGAGAAGTGCCCGGACGACCTAGCGAAATGGGCAGTTCGGCAATCTGGCTTGGACCACGCCCGACTGGTGCCCGACCTATGGCGTTGGGCAATGGGTCTGCCGCCGAGCTGGGACGACTGCGCGCCTACGGAAACGCAATTGTTCCGCAAGTCGCGGAGCAACTGATCGCCAGCTATTTGAAGTGCCGGCCATGACCCGCCGCGCATTCATCCCCCGCGAGTACCAGCAGCCCGTCATCGACCACATTCTCGACGTGCAGCGCGACGCCGTGTGGGCCGGCATGGGCATGGGCAAGACCGTGTCCGCGCTGACCGCGCTCGACATTCTGGAAATCACCGAGCCTGGCCCCGCCCTGGTTCTCGCCCCGCTGCGCGTGGCCGCGAGCACCTGGCCGGACGAGGCGAAGAAGTGGGAGCACCTGCGCAACGTGGAAGTGTCGGCCGTCGTCGGCACGCCCGAGGAACGCCGCGCCGCGCTCAAGCGACCGGCGACGATCTACGCCACCAACTACGACAACCTGCCGTGGCTGGTCGAACACTACGGCGACAAGTGGCCGTTCCGCAAAGTGGTGGCCGACGAATCAACCAAGCTCAAGTCCTTCCGCCTGCGCCAAGGCGGGGTGCGCGCGCAGTCGCTCGCCCGCGTTGCCCATTGCAAGGTCGACCGCTTCATCGAACTGACCGGCACGCCCAGCCCCAACGGGTTGCAGGACTTGTGGGGCCAGGCGTGGTTCCTGGACAAGGGCGTGCGCCTGGGGCGCAGCTTCGAGGCATTCAAGGCCCGGTGGTTCCAGTCCATCCAGGTGGGCAACGACCGTCACGCCGTGCGCCTTGAGCCCCTGCCGTTCGCCCAGGAGCAGATCGAGGACCGCATGCGCGACCTGTGCCTGTCCCTCGACGCGCGCGACTACTTCGACATTTCCGAGCCCATCGTCAACGTCATCCGCGTGGAGTTGCCGGCCAAGGCCCGGCGCCTCTACAAGGACATGGAACGCGAAATGTTCCTTGCGCTGGAATGCGGCACCGAGGTGGAAGCCTTCAACGCGGCGAGCAAAACAATCAAATGCCTGCAACTCGCCAACGGCGCGATCTACACCGACGACACGTGCAGCGCCTTTGCCGACATCCACGACGCGAAGCTGCAAGCGCTTGAGGATGTGATCGAGGAAGCGGCCGGCATGCCGGTGCTGGTGGCCTACCACTTCAAGAGTGACCTTGCCCGCCTGCAGCGTGCCTTCCCCAAGGGCCGCGCCCTGGACAAAGACCCGCAAACCATCCGCGACTGGAACGCCGGGAAGATCCCGGTCTTGTTCGCCCACCCGGCCAGTGCCGGCCACGGCCTGAACCTACAGGACGGCGGCAACATCCTGGCCTTCTTCGGCCACTGGTGGGACTTGGAGCAGTTCCAGCAAATCATCGAGCGCATCGGCCCCACGCGCCAAGCGCAAGCCGGACACGACCGCCCGGTGTTCATCCACCACATCGTCGCCGCCGACACCGTGGACGAGCTTGTGATAGCCCGCCGCGAATCGAAGCGCGAAGTGCAAGACCTACTACTTGAAGCCATGAAGAGGAAACAACGATGAGCGAAGAACGACCCGAGTACGCCGCAGCCCTCACCACCCAGGTGGGCGGCAATCACTACAAGGACATGGCTATCCAGCCGGTCGAGTACATCCACAAGAACGGCATCGGCTATTTCGAGGGCTGCGTCATCAAGTACGTGAGCCGGTGGCGCAAGAAGAACGGGGTCGAGGATTTGAAGAAGGCGCGCCACTTCCTCGACCTGCTGATCGAGTTCGAGGACCAGCAGCGGGGTGGCTTGTAATGGCCGATGAAATCGACCTCGCCCAGGAGCGCGAGCACATCGCCACCAACTCGGCCGTCAATGACGTGCGCGAGCAGGCCGCGCGCATCGAGCCCGGAGCGCCGGGTGAGTGTGAATTGTGCGGCGAGTGGTCCGGCCGCCTGGTTCGCGGGGCCTGCGCCCCGTGCCGCGACAGGTACAAGCTGCCATGAGTGAAACCGAATTTTTAACCGCTGACGAGTTGGTCGAAGTGACCGGCTACAAGCACGTCGCCAGCCAGCGCGAGTGGCTGGACAAGAACGGGTGGGCCTATGTGGTCAATGCCGCCGGCCGCCCCATTGTTGGCCGCTGGTTTGCGCGCCTTCGCCTTGCCGGGGTGCAACCCACGGCGGCCGGTGCCCAGCCAGTTGGCCGACCAAACTTTGCCGCTTTGGACTAAGCTATCATGATGCGCCCGAAATCAAACCACCGCGACTTGCCGCCCAGGATGCTGCGTCGCGTGCGCACCCTGAAAAGCGGCAAGGTTTGGGAATCGTTCTACTACAACGGCCGCGACGCCGAAGGGCGCCGGGTCGAGATTCCGCTCGGGCACGATCTGAACGAGGCCAAGCGCAAGTGGGCCGAGTTGGAGTGCCGCG